AACGTATGTTCTAAATAATTGAAAATTAAAAACTTATGCAGACTGCTTTTTCCTTGTGCAGTTTTTATTCAGGTTTTTCACGATTTCGGGCGTGAAGCCAGTTGCATAAAACTCCCCAGAGCCAAGGAGCAGCCAGTATGGGTTGATGTGGTAGTCACGGACTAAGAACTGAACCCATGACGGACGGAAACGACCGTAGTACTCGGCAGGCTCGTCTCGCAGGGACATGATGTTCCAGCGGTTGAGACCATACCGGTCGGTTATCGTCTTCAGACCGCCAATGCAACCATCAGCCTTCAGGCGGTCGATGGCAGAGAAGAAACGAACTACTATATCCACATCAGCGGACATCAGATTTTTATCTTCCATAATCTTTCTGTTTTTGATAGGCACGACTGAAAACGCTTTCCAGCCTTGCCCGATGATTATTCAATCTTTGCGACCAGTCCTGCAACTGAGCCAGCGAGGGGCGAGAAGCCAGTAGCAGGTCCACCTCGGAAGGAGTGAGCACTGGCAAATATTTCTCGTATGCGAGAAGGTAATCAATTCGGCACATTCGGCATAACTAACATTACAAAGATATATCCGAGAATAGCAGCGAAACCAAAGTATAGATAAATCTTTGCTATTTTCTCGTTTCTTGCTATAGTGTAATCATCAGCTCCAATCTCTACCTTACGCCTAGACATTTGATGTCCATCGTATCGTTCCCCTCCCTTGTAGCGACCATCAGCGACATAGACCGCCTGCGATGTATACTGCCAGCCGTAGGCGGTATGTTTATTTTTCAGCTTTCTGTAGCCAACAATCAGCAAGACAACTCCACCGATGATACTAAACACGAAACCAACGAAACCCCAAAACCAAGCAGCACCAACAGAAGGGACTATCGGCTGGATTCCCTCATCCTCTACCTTTCCAACGCTAGAAACACGACCAGCACCACCAGCGGAAACATTGCGGTGCGGTATAGAGTGAGCATCGCCATAGATGTTATTGCTGACAACACGACCAGCATCCCTTCCTACCTGATTGACAGCAGAGCGAACGAAACCCTTTGCCAGTCCATTTATGAAACTTCCCATACGCTATTTATTTAAATGATTTATATTTCTGTCGTAGAACTCATTCCAAGCCTTTTTCTTGATTGAAGACGAAGAAGAGCAGCAGCCCTAGGGCGACCATCAGCAGCTGCAACGGCTGGCGAAAAACACCGAACCCGAAAGAACGCTGGAAGTCGATGCAGAATGAAATCAGCACTCCGTAGGTAGCGAACGCTCGATGCACCCAGCAGACCCCATAGGCAAGGCTGACGATGATCCAGGCAATGAAGCCGAAGAACGAGCAGTCGAATATCCACTCCGTGAGTTTTACCCGAATGCCGAACGAGAGCAGAGTGCAGTGAACCAGCATTACAAGCGCACCCACTGGAGGGATGATGCCTATTATCAACCTGCTGGCTTTCCATAGCCAGCTTTTCCCGAGAGCGGCAAGAAGAACCTTCTCCTTCCGCTCTATGAAATCCTCATCTTTCATCGTTACTTAGAATTTTAGTTGATATTGTACCTGAAGCGAGAACTAAAGTTCACGCAACCACTTCTGACCTTTCTTTGATTTCAAGAAAATGCCGAATGCAATGGTCATTCCCAATGCCATCACGTTAAATAACAAGAATGCATCCATAATCTTTATTTTTTAAATTTCATTATATAATTTGCAAGGTACGCAAGTGATGCGCCACAAGCCACACCCGACACCAAGCAGACTTGATGAACCGCCTGCAATGGGTCACCAGTTAGTAGAGGAGACAGACCACCGACAGCAACGCTTCCGTACATCATTTTCGAGCAGTCGTACAGATACCCAGCCAAGAGCTTTCTTCTGTCCGTCTCCCTATCGTCTGTTGTTTTTTGACTAACCATACTTTATTATTTTGCAAAGTTACTAAATTATTTTTGCCCGACAATGGCAAGCAGGGTTTCAACTTGCTTTCGAAGAAAGGAATTTTCACTTTCCAAGCTTTCGACCCTAGCCTGCAGTGCAGCATCACTACCAAGCGACTGGGAAACGTTGGAGCTGTTCGAACCATTGACATTTGAACCGAAAACAGCCTCTTCCATCTCAGCAGGGAGTGGAGGGGCACATCTATCGATGATTTCCTTTATCTTTTGGATAAAATCAATTTTTATAGTTTTGCGTCCAAGACGAGCCTGCACATTCTGTGGTGTAGTACCCAGTTCTCTAGCTACATCGCTCATTGTCAAGCCCGAACGCTTAATATACTTCTTTAATTCTTCACCGCTCATAATTGTAAATCAATTTAAAACTAATTAAAAACTTATTAAAAACAACCACAAAACAATTGTTTTTCAATTTTCTTTTTGTATTTTTGCAACCGAATTACAAAGCGAGTTTAAAAACTCATTTGCAAAGATAAAGAAAATAATTTAAAATGCAAATAAAAATGGGAGAAAATTTTAATTATGATTTTCGGACACCGTTGCAGAAGCAGCAGGACGAAAGAAAGAAGAACATCATAGCGATGTTTGCAGATTTCCGAGCAAAAGCACCTGCCGAGACCTCAGACAGCAGAATAATGCTCGCAGTATCACAGCGTGTTGGTTGCACCCAGCAAAACGTGCGTGTTATCCTCATCAAGGCTGGATTGATAACACCAAAGAAGAGACGTGCAGCCGTGCGCAAGTAATCAAGTCGAACCAATTTAAACATTCAGAGCGTATGAAGAAGTTTATCGAGATTATCACAAGTGACGAAGTAATAAGCCTGGCAGTTGCCATCGTATTAGTAACTTTAATCTTTTGGAGGGCTTAGTTATGACGAACGAAGAACCAAAGGTAGCAGACGCAGGCAGATACACCATGACAGAAACCTGCAAGGTATTGGGCATCCATCGCAACACCCTGCGCAGATGGTTGCAGGCTGGTAAGATTAAGGTCAAGTTCCGCAGAATCGACAACCGCAAGGTTTTCGAGGGCAAGGAGATTAAAAAAGTCTGGAGGATTGCCCTATGAGCAAGTTATCAATCAATATGCGCAGGATGATCGTGAAGTACACAGACATCTGCTGGCTTATCACTAACTGGAAGGCGAACCGCAAGACCCGAAAGTGTTGCGAACTAAACAACAAGTGCTATTTGGAGGCAGAGCGAAGAATCCAGTACAGAGAGTTTGAAGGCAACCTTTGCGTGGCACTGGATAACATACCGCTCATACCAGTGGACGGAATTGGCGACAACGAGGTATTGAAGTCGTGCCGTGAGACCTTCCAAAGTTACATATTCAATAAGAGAGGAGGAAACGAATGAAGAAGATAATAGAGGATTGCAGGAAGAAAATGTACGATGCCATCTGGCTGGAGTTAGACCGTGAACCACAGCGACCAGCGGTTGCAAGGGTAGACATCAAGACCAAGGCAGGCGACATTTCAGTCTGGTGCGACAGAACCGGGAACACAGCGGTCGTTTCGCACAAGAATAACAACAACGACAGCGAGCGGTTGGAGGAAGCCATCGAGGGCTGCGTTAACTATCAAGACGTGATGGACGAATGGCTGGAAGAGAACAGCCAATACGCAGGCAAAGACCCGATGGACGCCTTCGAGGAAAGCAGGCTCGACAGCCTTATGGCTCAACTGGTTTGACACAGATGTTAAACAATTATTATATGGCTTTCTGCAGCGGCAGGGCAAAGGGCGCACGCAAAACTCATTTTTCAAAGGTTATCTAAAATTAGTTGTTTTTACCATGTAATATGCGGAAACGACAGCGTGCGCCCTGCAACGGAAGGGCATCCACCAGCAGGCAAGGGTGGTGTAGCAATCAACTGGGGTTCGAATCCCCAGCCTTCCACTAGAGTTAATGAACAATAAGTTGAACAATAAAAAGAACGAATTATGGAAAATGAAATTATTCAAGTGAGCGGTGGCGAAATGCTGGAAGCTATCAACCGCTCGGAGATTGACGGACAGATTGCAACAGCGCACAAGTTTCCGAGAGACATCATACAATGCAAGAAGAACATGGTAGCATTAGCAGCCATGGACGATGATGTAGCCTACAACTGCTTCTATCATCTGGAGCGCACGGACAAGAACGGAAAGACAACAGTAATCGAGGGTCCTAGCGTCAGGTTTACGGAAATCATTTCCGCCTGCTGGAAGAACCTGCGCATCGCTGGCCGCATCATCGCAAACGATGGCAAGACCATCACGGCACAAGGCGTATGCCATGACCTAGAGAGCAACGTTGCATACTCTACCGAAGTAAAGCGAAGCATTCTGACCTCGAAGGGCTACACCTACTCGCAGGATATGCAGGTGGTGGTTGGCAATGCGGCAGTTGCCATTGCTCAACGTAACGCAATCTGCAAGGTCGTGCCGCAGGTCTTAATTGCAAGCGTGGTGAAGGAAGTGCAGGCAAAGGCACTCGAGCACATCAAGCAGACTGGCGTACAGAGCCAGTGGAAGAGCTGCGTAGCCTGCTTCCAAGTGTACCAGGTAACAGACCTTATGCTGCTGGAATACCTTGGCAAGAAATCAGCCGAGGAAGTCACGGCAGAGGATATTCAGAAGCTGGCCGGTGTGTACAACGCCATCAAGGAAGGTACGACCACAGTAGAGGAGACCTTCAAGAAGCCAAAGCAGCAGGAAGCAATCGCACAGCAGGCGCAGGCAGCAGCCGATGATGCCAAGAACAAGGCGCAGAAGGCAATGAACCGCAGCCAAGGCAAGACTGGCACAGCAGCGAAAAAGTAGTTTAGTTTATAAAGTTATAACGTTTCCCAATTAGCCGCAGGGCAACCTTCAGGGTGGGAACCTGACCAGATTATAGGGAACCTGCGGCAACTATTAAACATTCAGTAAAAAATTATGGCAGAAAAAGAAAAACAATCAGAACACAAGAGCACCATCGACAAGTACTTTAGCAGAACCGCAGATGGTTACAAGGCATGGGCAGAAGAAGCCGAAGAAGAAAGATGCTATCTGCAGGCTGCAATAGAGCCGACTGGAGATGCAGATGAAGACGGAAACCAAGGATTCGATTTTCATATTGCTTACCACGGTAAAACCGCTTACCTCGCAGATGGAATTGCTCAAGCAATGCAAAGGGATAAATTCCTTCGCACGATCGTTATTACAGCAGCTAGAAAATTCTTTTTTGATAAATAAGACATTCAGACAATGAAACAGATAATAAAATACAAAAGCAGAGAGGAGTGGTTGCAGAACCGCTCAAAGGGAATAGGCGCATCAGAGGCAGGCACAGTACTGGGACTGAACCCATGGGAAACACCATACCAGCTGTGGAGACGCAAGAAGGGTATCGACCCACCAAAGGTTGAGAACTTTGCGATGGTTGCAGGACATCTGCTGGAGGATGCCGTGGCGCAGTTCTTTAAGCGGGAGAGCCACTGCCACATCATCAAGGCGAGCACGGACGACTACACCATCACGAACACCGATACTCCGTATCTGAGAGTAAGTCCAGACCGCACCTTCTGGAGAACCGGGGCAACACGCAACGAAGCGAGCAAGAGCATCCTAGAGTGCAAGACAACGCAGATGCAGATAGATGCAGACGACCTTCCGAAGCATTGGTTCTGCCAGCTACAGATGAACCTCGGAGTGGGCGAATACAAGGATGGAGCACTTGCCTGGCTGACAGCAGGTAGGGAGTTCGGCTACCGTGACATCGACTTCGACCCCGAATTCTTCGGATGGATGAGGGACGAGATAACCAAGTTCTGGCTTGACTACATCGTGGGCAACCAAGAGCCACCTGCATACAGCGCACAAGACGTTCTCCTGAAGTCGCCACTGCACAAGGCAGGAAAGGAGATTGAAGCCACAGCCGAAATCGGGGATATGCTCATCGAGTTGAAGGATATCAAGGAGAAGAGCAAGACACTGGAGAACCGACAGAAGGAAATCGAGGACAACTTGAAGCTGTTCTTTGGTGACGCTGAAAGCATCGTTGACGGAAACGGCAAGACGCTGGCAACGTGGAAAGCACCGAAGGCAAGCGAGAAGTTCGATGCCAAGGCTTTTCAGGCAGACCATCCTAAAGCGTGCGCCAAGTACATCAAGCAGGTGCAGGGAGCACGGAGATTGCTAATTAAGTAAAGGCAGGGCTTATGGCTGTTCCTATATCTAAAACCGACCTAAGGAATATAATTTCCCAGCTGGAGAATTATACTTCCCTAGGTGGGAAAGTGACAGCACCGACCGACACAAGCCAGCGGAACAAAATCCGAATGGCTACAGTGTTAAAACGGAAGCTGGAAAAGAAACTATCATTATCAGAATAAAACATCATGAGTGATTCATTTATCTTATACACATCAGACTATCAATTAATCGAGGGGCTGACGGACGAGCAACTCGGGCAACTGACCCGGGCACTCTTCATATACGCAAGGGATGGCGAGGTTATAAATCTCGAGCCAGTCGTGCGCATGGCTTTTGCTTTTATCAAAGACAAGATAGACCGAAACCAAGGTAAGTACCAAGCACGATGCGAGAAGAACCGACAAATTGCCCTGGAGCGAGAAGCACGAAAGCGAGAAGCACGAAAGAGCACGAAAGAGCACGAACGTGCACAATCGTGTACGAACGTAAACGAGCGTTTACGAAAGAGCACGAACGACCACGTTCTGCACCTAAGTGATAGTGATAGTGATAGTGATGTTTCTAAAGAAACAAATATATTAGAACCTTCTAAAGAAGCTTCTATGCAAAGTTTTTCCGGGAAAAACGTTTGCGCTGCAGAAGAACCGCAAAAAAGTTCTGAGAAAAAGAAATCCAAGAAAGGCGAAATCGACTACGCAGCCATCAAGGACTACTGGAACGAGCAGCACGACAAGACCAACAGCGCAATGCAAAGGCTTACGCTGATGACGGACAACCGCAAGGAGGCAATCAGAGGAAGGCTCAAGGACTGCAAGGGAGATATTTCCAAGATTTACCTAGCCATCGACAAGGCTATGGCTAGCGACTATCTGAACGCAGGGCATTCCTGGGCATCATACGACTGGGTAATGACAAGGAAGTATTTCCCGAAGGTGCTGGAGGGCAACTACGACAACACCAAGCCAGCCGCAAGCCAGCAGCCGCAATCGGCAGCAGCCAAGGCGCAGGATCCTGCGGCAACGGCAAGACCGAGCATCGGGGAACTATACGAGCAAGCCAAGCACCAGCAGCCAGCGAGCCAGCAGAGCCAAGACAGCAAGTTCCGGTGGGTAATCCAGCAGAACCTCGAAGATTTGAAGAAGAACCCAAGCAACAAGCCTGCAAAGGATTCGCTGACAAGATACTACGAACGTGGAGTTCTGCAGCGGCTGGGCATCGACTGGAAGCCCGAAAAATAACGGATGAGGGCAAAATCAGCCGCTCTGGGACGTTTTCACGCTTCGGGCGGTAAATTATAAGCAAACAGATTTTAAACGCTTAAAACAAAAGAATTATGGCAAAAGAAGTAATTGTAATTAATGAACCGGACGAAATAGCCAAGGATTTCGAGGAAGGTACGCTTCTGAATGTAGAAGGCAAGGTTCTCAGAGTTAAGAATGATACTCGTAATGAAAGTGGCTGCAATGTGTGTGCCCTTGATGCCGAGGAACTGGGCGAGTATTGTGCTTGCGCATTTTGCGGAGATTGTCACTTTATAGAGATTGAAAGCCATGAATGAATTATTTTTTCACGAATGCAGAGCCGCAGGGCTCGTATTCAAGACATCGAACGATTGGTTCAAGTGGCTGACCGAAAACAGCTACGACATCAAGAAGCCGGTCGCAGAGCATGAAGGCTTCAAGTACAACATCAAGGATGAGTGCATCAATCCGCACGTAATCGAGTATGCCGTAGAGGGTGCAGATAACTGGGGATGGAAGGTAATGACCGCCAACACCCAGTTCGGCTGGATATGGGGCTACAGCATTCAGAAAGGGAAGCATGGGTACGACAGCCCGGTAGCCTACCCGAGCAGATACGACACTCTCAGCATCTTCTACGGTAATGAGAAGGAAGCGGAGCACGATGCCATGACCTGCATCATCAGAGACCTCGAGAAGAATGCTGGAACCAAGAACACCAACCTCCTTCTCTGGGCGGCAAAGAAGAAGCGTGCAGACATCATTCATCCACAGCAGGAACTTTTTAAATAACGAAAAATATGAAAAAGATAGAAATCATCACAGACGAACACCGACATCACGTATACATCGGCAACACCGACTTCTGGCTCGATACTCAGGAACTGGTGGAACTATACAAAAAACTCGGGCGAGTGAAGTTGTAAACAATAAAAAACATTCAGTATGAAACGAAGAATAGCAAACAATAAAAACATTCAGACAATGGAACAGAAAGATATTGATATTTACGAGATTTTGAAGGATATGCCTTCTGACACTGAGTTATACACGCCACTTTCCGGAAAGGTTGGGCTTAGTTATATGGCATTGAACAAGGAAGCAGGGGAAGCAATCTTGGTTAAGAATAAGAACGGAGAGTATTCCTTCAACAAGAACGGCAGATGGATGGAGGGAGGAGAAATTCTGCTCTTCCCTTCTAACAAAATGAGAGACTGGAGCAAGTTCTTCAAGAAGGGAGACGTGCTGGAGTACAAGAAAGAAAACAATCAAGCCACTTGCTTATTCGACAGTTACGAGGATGATAAGACGAAATTGCGCTTTACCGGACTATACACGTTGACGAAAGGTAAAATCTGGGATACCCCTACGAGCTGGGATATACACGATTGGGTCAAGAGCGACCATCCTGCCGAATATATCAAGACCATTGAAGAGCGGCTCGGTGGAAAGCTGAACTTGGAAACACTGGAGATTGAAAAGTCTGAGTTCAAGGATGGAGATGTTTTGTTCGTGAAATGTAATGACTTTGCTTTTATTGAAATCTTTGAGTACTCTAAAAAGAATGGTGACTTATGCGACCACGCTTCACTAGACATCACAAATCAGATTTTAGATATTAGTGGTAAATACATAATACGTGAAGATCACATCACAGAACTTCGACTTGCTACAGAAGAAGAGAAAAAACAGTTCTTCTCAGCTCTCGCAAAGAAAGGCAAGGCTTGGGATGCTGAGAAGAAGCAAGTTGTTGACTTGAAGCCAGTGAAACTTACGTTTGAAATTGGCAAACTCTACGTTTTCAACGAGGACGATGAGGACGGAGAGTTAACAATCATCGGCAAACTCATCGATAAGAACGAAAGCGAGGACACGCTGACATTCGGCAACCAGTACGAAATCGAGAACGAGAAGTTCGTGACCGACCAAGCCTTCGACCTGCGTATCAGCGTTAACAAGGAACTTCGAGAAGCGACAGAGAACGAAGTCGAACTGTTCAATAAACATTACGCCATCTGGAAGAAAGAGAAGGAAGCGAAGGAACATCGAGCCTTCAAGCCTTTCGATAAGGTGCTGGTGAGGAGCGGAGATAACTGCAAGTGGCTTCCTGCGTTATTTATTCGTGACCGTGGAGTGGGGTTTGAGAGTAGACACACCGCATTGCCTATCCATAGTGGAGAACCAGCGAGCTTCGCTCAGTGTATCTCATACGATGGCAATGAGTACCTCGCCTTCACGTCAGACCCATTCTAGGACGTATGGCGAGTGAATTATGCAAGGCTTGCGATGCCGGGCGAAACTGCATAAACGGCATATACTGCCCGGCACGCAAGCAATATGTAGAACATCAGGTAATACTTGAATGCAATGAGCGATTTCGCAACAAGGGAGAAGAACAGAACGTACTACCAGGAACACCGGGAACAGATCCTCAGAGCCACGAAGGAATGGCGAAAGAGAAACCGGGAAAAATACCGGGCGTATCAAAAGGAGTACTGGAGTAAGCACTACCGGAACTACGGTACAAAGAACCGGGTAGCCGACAGAGCGATGCGTGGTGAGAGGAAGAAGCCGGACGTAGAGAAGGCTCTTTCAATGTTCAAGAATCCGCAGCAGGCAGCGCATCTGGCATGGCTGCTCGAAAACAAAAAGAATAATCGGTCGTGAGTTCAATAATAGAGTTTTTAACCAGCGAGGACAGAAGGGGATGGCTCCCTATCAAAACAAATAACTTATAACATCTTGAAATTACGATATGAGAGCCGGAAACGCATCTCCCGAAGTCTGACAACAAACAAAGAAAGCGAGGTGGTACATGAAGAAGTAAGAAAAAGAAATCGTTAGAAATTATGCTTTTATTCATTCGGCTGGCGGTGGAAGAAGGAAGACCCCTGCAAAAAATTCATTCATTAAGTTATTCATTTATTTTGCAAGCGCAGGCACAACTTCCGGAATCCCTGCCAGCTTTCTCTATCGCAACCCAAAAGAAGGGAAAGAAAGGGGTAGGGGAAAGATAGGGATAATAACGCATGTGCGCACGTATATGCGCACGTAAAGGGTGCTGGGCAATAAACTACACCAGCAAAACAAAATAAACGCTTATGCGTGAAATTTAAACAAAATAATTACTTTAAAGAAAAAATGGAAAAAGGAACAGTTATAATTGGAATCGACCCCGACAACCTGGAAAGCGGAGTTGGAGCAGTCTTTGACGACAAGAAGTTTCTCGCCTATAAAATGAATTTTCCTTCATTGATAGATTACCTCAAGGCTATGAACGAGAGTTGCAAGAAGATTAAGGTCGTTATTGAAGGCGGCTGGCTCAACAAAAGCAACTGGCATGTGCTTAATCGGTTCATGACAGCAGTCAAGGCAGCAGCAATCGGACGATCCACCGGAATGAACCATCAGACCGGAATCTTGATTGTCGAGTGCTGCAAACACTACAATATCCCCTGCGAAATCATCAAGCCACTAAAGAAGTGCTGGAAGGGTAAAGACGGAAAAATCACGCAAGACGAAATTGCTTATTTTGTAAGCGCAGGAGAGAAAATGCCGAGAATGAACCAAGACCAGAGAGACGCACTTCTCCTCGCATGGGTCTGTGCAGGATACCCGGTCAGAGTGAAGCCGAAGAAACCGCAGACAACCCTGCAGAAGACCATCAGGGCCTTTGATGGATAAAATAAAAACGAAGTGTTGGAAAAAGTTAAAAGTGTGCAAAGAACAAACAACTAAAGCAAAAAAGTCGTATCTTTGCGCCAATGTTTATCAGATAAGCAGTTTCTCGAACTTAAAACAAGAAGAAAATGAAAACAGAAGAAATCGCACTATCGAGGGTCAGCGAGAACGAAGCGAACCCGAGAACCATAACTGAGGCGAATTTCCAAAAGCTAGTAAAGAGCATCCTTGTATTTCCTAAGATGCTCCAGCTTCGCCCGATAGTCGTAGACGAGACCTACAAGGCACTGGGTGGCAATATGAGAACGAGGGCACTCTGCCACATCGTGAGCATGACACCGGAAGCCATCATGGACGTTCTCGACACAGACCAGCGGCTGACCGATGCAGAGAAGCTGGCAATCGCCAACTACTGGAACCTGTGGCAGGAGCAGCCAACTGCAACGATCGTCAAGGCATCAGACCTGACGGAGGCGCAGAAGAAAGAATTCATCATCAAGGACAATGCAGGCTTCGGAGACTGGGACACCGATGCACTGGCGAACCAGTGGAATACCGACCTCTTGAAGGACTGGGGTATTCAAGACTGGCAGCTGCAAGGGTGGATGAGTCCTGATTCATTGAAAAATGGAGAGCAGGTAGACGAGGATCAGAAGGAGGCAAAGGACGATGAGTTCGATGAGGATGCAGAGAAAATCCCACAGCGGTGCAAGGAATGCGAACTGTGGCAACTCGGAAAGCATCGCCTTATGTGTGGTGACTCCACGGATGCAGAGCAAGTCAAGTTCCTTATGGGGGGCAAGTGGTTAATCTGTATCTTACAGACCCACCGGATAATGTGACTTACGGTTATGATGGCGCAGCAACAGAAGGACATCGCAAGGATGGACTGGTCGTCTTAAATGACAAGATGGACAACGATAAATTCGAGGAATTCTTGACAAACGCATTTAACGCTGCCAATGCAAATATGGAAAAAGGTGCTTCGTTCTATATATTCCACAGCGATGGCTACTCATTTTGGTTTCGTAAAGCCCTTATCAATACGGTAGACCTGGAGCTGCGAGAGAATTTGGTATGGGTAAAGAACTCTATGGTATTAGGAAGGCAAGACTATCAATGGAGACATGAACCTTGCTTGTATGGATGGAAGAAGGGAGCAAGCCACAATTGGTTTAGCGACAGAAAACAGACGACCGTTATGGAGTTTGACCGACCGACAAAGAGTGTTGAACATCCGACCATGAAGCCTATTCCACTTTTCGCATATCTTATTCAGAACTCATCGCAGGAAGGCTGGAATGTCTACGACAGCTTCGGTGGCAGTGGTACAACGCTTATCGCAGCCGAGCAGTTAAACCGCAATGCGTTCTTGATGGAGCTCGACCCACATTATTGCGATGTTATCATTGCACGATGGGAAAAGCTGACTGGCGAGAAAGCAGTCAAGATAGACGAGTTTAAGAAGCTAGGCGAATAGTTGCGATGTGCCGGCTTTTCTCTTCAAGGTTGATAAACTACACCAGTTTGCGGAGAGAGCGGCACACACGCAAAATTCGCAGAAAATAACCTCCAAGGGAGCGGAAACGAAAAAGGCAGGAGATTAACCCCTGCCCATCGCTTTGAGAATACACTGGTTGATGAAGCCGCTGCGGTCTTTCTTATCGACCCCTGCCAAGATGTTAGCCACGTCCTCGGTAGCACCGAAATAGAATGTTGCAGCGTATTTCTTCGTTCGCCCTGCACCCTTGCGAGCACCTCCCCAAGATTTGGAGGTAGTTTCATTCGTAGTACTCATAATGTTAAAAATTTGGTGATATGAAAATTAATTCGTAAATTTGCAAACGAAATCCCAAAGTGGGGTGGTGGTTCGAGCACCACCCCTTGGAATAATCAAAACCCTCAGAGCTCAATCGTGAAGGTTATTTTGATTTTCCAAATCCTAATCGAAATGTAAGTTCTCATAAGGCTTTGGGATTTCATTTTACTTTTCCCTCATCCTCGGAGGGTTTCAGTAAATAAGGACTCTTCCCTTATTACGTTTGCAAAGATACGAAATTTATTTGAAATATGCAAGTTTTTCAAGTAGAATTTTTATAAAAAATCAAATAAATTTCAAGGAATCAAAATATGCCACAAGGTAATAATAACAAACACAGATTACAGAAAATCGACATCGAGAACCGCCTGCAGATTATCGCACCTCTATACCGCAAGGGATGGACGGAGCGAGAAATCACGGCAGAGGTTCGCAAGCGGCTCGACAGACCGAAATACAATCAAGCACACTGCGACATTCAGCGGTTATTGAAGGAGTGGAGGGAAGAGAGACTGACCGACACAGACGAAAAGATAACAAGCGAGGTGGCAAGGTTGAAGCTGGTGATACGTGAAGCCTGGGAAGCGTGGGAAAAATCCAAGGAAGACTACCACGAAAAGACAGCGACCCAGCAGGGACTGCCAATCGTAGATGAGCGAGGAAAGCAGATTTCCATCGAGACCGTCAAGGCGATAATGTACGATGCCGAGAAGCGAGGATTCGGAGAACCACGCTACCTCGACATCATCCTAAAGGCAGAGACGCAGATTTGCAAGCTGCTCGGACTGGATAAGGTCGTGCTCGACCTGAACGCAGGATTCCAAGGCGGCATCGAGGTACGCTACATCAACTCGGGACACCAGTGCGCATCAAGCGAGCAGGAAGTAATCGAGCGTGAGGGCTTAGATAAAGAATAATTTAACCATAATTTTGTTTTAAGTTTTTATTGTTTGAAAGAATGGCACTATTTGACGTTATTGGTGAACTGTATGACCCGAATGCGGACGTGAAGCCAAGGTTCCTTGTGAACCAGGGCGGCACGTCCTCGGGGAAGACATACACCATCATGCAGCGTCTTATAGTGCTTTCTTTTGAACACCCCATGGCAATTATCACGGTGTGCGGTCAAGACCTCCCGAACTTGAAAGTGGGAGCCATGCGAGACCTAGACACCATCCTGCACTCAAGGGCAGAGTTGCTGGACTGGTTTAAAAACAACAAGAGCGACAGCAGCTACCGAGGAAAGAACGGCTCCATCATCGAGTTCAAGAGTTACCAAGATGCGCAGGATGCGAAGAACGGAAAGCGAGACTATCTGTTCGTGAACGAGGCGAACGGTGTGCCATACGAAGTATTTTGGCAGCTGGCCATCCGAACACGTAAGCAGGTATTCATCGACTACAACCCAAGTGCAAGGTTTTGGGTGCACAACAACATCATCGGCAGGGATGATTGCAGATTAATCCTGAGCGACCACCGAAACAACCGATTCCTGACTGAGCAGGAACACAAGAAAATTGAAGAGATTGACGACCCCGAACTGTGGCGAGTTTACGCAAGAGGACTGACCGGAAAGATAACCGGGCTTATCTTCACCAACTGGGGCATCGTTGACAAGCTGCCACCAAGGGAGGAGTGGAAGATGGAATGCAGGGGTATGGACTTCGGATTCACCAACGACCCAACTGCGCTGGAGCACGTTATTTTGGCACACGGAGAGTTATGGGTGGACGAAGAAATCTACCAGCCTGGAATGACGAACGATGACATCGCAGACCGATGCAAGGAACAAGGACGGACGAAACGTGACCTTATCATTGCGGATTCGGCAGAGCCTAAGAGCATTCAGGAGATACACAACCGAGGGCTGTGGATAATCGGCAGCACCAAGGGAGCGGACAGTATCAACAACGGTATCGACATCTTGAAGCGTTTCCGCATCAACATAACAAGACGCAGCCACGGCATCATCGGGAACATGCAGCAATACAAGTGGAAGAAGTCAAGGGATGGAGAGACAACGAACCAGCCTATAGACGCATTTAACCACGGCATAGACGCAATACGATACGTAGCCCTTAAGAAGTTATCCGTAGCGAGCCATGGAACGGCTAGGGCGCACGTATTGAGACAAAGATAACGATAAAAAATATAAAGCGTATGGATAATAACACTACATTCAAGTACTGGCTGGCAGTGGCAAGGCACACCAGCTACAAAATCGGCAAGCAGCCACGACCATCGTTCGTTGGAGGCAAACAAGTGCCCGACAATCTCAACCAGCTATCCATCGGGCAGCTGATAGACCTTTCCCAGCTATCAGACAGCGAGGAAAGTCTGTATCAGATAGTGACAACCGTCCTCGGTCTGAGCCACAAGGAAGTGGAGCAGGCTAGGGCGGTTGATGTTGTTATGCTCATCGGTTGGGTAACATCAGAGGTCGAGCGCATCAACAAGCTCTTCGAGAGCACAGACACAGCGAAGCCAACGAGACTGGAGAAGGAGGCAGGCATCGATACCCTGCGGTTCGGACTATTCGGCATGCTGGACTGGTATGCGGTAAGGATGGGCATCAGCGACCACGACCAAGTATTGAAAACGCCATGGCTTCGCATCTACAAGTGCATGGAGATGGACAACAAGAGAAGCGTGTACGAGAGGAACCTGCAGAAGTTGCAGGCAGAAGAAATGAAACGAAAATCCAGATAATTATGGCAACAATCAGAGAAACATTAAAGCAGCTGGCAGCAGACACGCTACCAGACTACACCTACCTATTCGAGGACTGGGACACAGCGGACACCAAGCTGGAGAAGCTGAACTATCCGGCAATCGTCTGCATCATCCCAGCCAGCGGCACGACAGAGATACGCAACGGCAGGGTATACGACACCGTGAACGTTGCCCTGGCTTATCTCGACACCGTACCGAGAGCAGCGGAAGGAGAAGACAACGGAGAGTGCATCGACCGAATGAAGGTGGCAGGGGCAAGGATGATACGAGCCATCAATCAGTCGCACCAGTTCGAACCGCTGGAGGGGCAGCAGTACTACGAGACAATCATCGAGCGCTTGAGCACGATCGTGTCGGGCGTAATGTACTCCCTTCAGCTGACACAGAGCATAGGAGGGTGTGAGGTATGAGCAAGGGAGGCATTCAATTCGACCCCAAGGCGGCATCGCTCATCATGCGTGAGGAAGTGGAGCGAGCACGGCAGCTTATCATCAACCACATTCGTATCAACGGACAGAACGCATCGGGGCGCACCATAGCGAGCCTAAAGGTGGAGCAGCCCAGCGAGGAAGAAACCATCCTCTGGGGACACAAGCCATTCGGGGTGCTTGAGACCGGACGAAGGGCAGGAAAGATACCATACGGCTTCCGTAGCATCATCCGGCAGTGGATGAAGGACAAGGGGCTGCACGGTACACCTATACCCTACAAGACCGACCGGGCACACAAGTATACACCACAAGAGCGTGGCGACATGAGCATGGCAGGAGCAATCGCCCACACCATCGCCAACAAGGGTTCTAAACTGCACCGGACGGGCGGCAGGGCTGACGTATACAGCAACGTTGTGCCCGACACGATGAAACGGCTGGGGCAGCGACTTATTTCATTAATCCATCTTTCGGTGGGAAGTATCAAACTAAACAATGAGACGGTATGAGACAGACAGTGAACAACGGATATTCTTTTTTCTACCCCGATGAAGTATACTTTGCATTTTTGCCTTGCATTATCAAAGCAAGTGGAAGTAACCTTTCGTGGATTGAGGTAATAATCAGATGTGGCAACAAGGAACGAGCCTACAATGTGGAGGCGTTCAACAGTGAGTGCATAACAGACTTCAAGACATACGTGCAAGCTCTTTTTGACGGACGTATCAATGCAGCCTATGATTGGACAATAAACTATGATTCCAGCGTTCTAAACCTTCTAGTGGGCATCGAGGTCAACGTATACGATGACAGAGACGAACAGCTTGCGAGCATCGACTTCACCACGAACATGGTTTGGGGCGCACCAAAGTATGGTGAGATGTGGAACGGCTACAAACGGCTTACATGGTTTACTCATTATCCGTTCTCCTTTGGCATATACTTAAGCAAGTTGAACACTAAACTACTAATCGGTTACGAGGGAGCACCCAATAAGCTACTGGAGATTCCGACTTACGGTATGATGGACTTCAACGCAGACATATTGCCTAGTGGCGCAAAATACTGGAACATATACGATTATGATGGAGAGATTCAGCAGGGAACGTTTGACAATACTTTCGACCTTACTTTCAGATTAACCACCGGAGGTAAGCAGTCACTATTGTTACGCATCGACAGAGACGATGCTGAGAGTGGTATCTATCTGCGTTGGATTGACCGGCACGGATTCATCCGCTATTGGCTCTTTGCGGCTGGGGAGGAAACGAGGGAAATAGCCAGCGACCTGAGTTTCATACGCAACAATTTAGACGATTATCTATACGGCTACTATGGCGATAATGGAAGAAGGCAGGGATACGATCGTACGGACTCCATTAAACTTTGTGCTCCTTTGGTAGACCGAGATACGTTTGACATGCTGCAAGACTTGGCAAGCAGCCCAGTCGTTGACATGTACCTCGGTGGAGACTGGACGCAAGAGGAAGACCAGTGGATGAGCGTAACAATCAAGGCAGGAAGCTACACGAAGAGCACAGCTTGCTTGCAGGATTTCGTGTGCGAAATGATTATTAACAACATTAACGTTCAGAGACTATGATAGACCAGCAACTTTACATTGACGGTGTTTTGATGGACTTGCCGGAGAACACCGATGTGGTGCTCGACATCAAGAGCAACCTTTTTCGTGACGTCACGAAAATGACCTCGAACTACACGTACACCATCCAGTTGCCACGGACTGTTCACAACCTTTCAGTTTTGCAGCAAGCGGACAGACCGAAGAGCGGCAGCAGATACCCCTATATTTTCCATAAGTGCAGTTTTTTCCGTGGAGGTGTACAAATTATCAAGGACGGACGTTTGAACGTTCTGAGCATCGAGGAAAATATCGATGTCTCAATCTATTGGGGTATAATGCCAGCGTTCACGAAGCTACTAGAGAGCGGAATGAAACTGAACGAACTGGGAGTGACAGACAGAGTGCTTTTTGAAAAGTACAACACTCCAAACACCAGGGAGGAAGCCGTGAGCAATGGGATATTCTTTGCTTATTACAATCCATACCGAATTGAGAGCAAAGATAACTTTGGCATTAATTTGGTGCAGAGGAATAAATATACCACGACACAATACTCGCCTAGCCGTGGACGCATCAGAACAGGTACAGAGGTCGGAAAGTATATAAGCGGAAATATAGAGAGCGCATCGAACATGATCTGTGCTCTTATCCCTTTCTTGCCATCATCAACGGCAAATGTGCAAGCGCAAGGAAAGGGCGATTACAGAAGCTATGCAGTACTGGATAAGTACATGCGGGTTATATCCGTGAGCGGAGAAGATGAGACGCTGGAAGTATACACCATCAGAGGAGAGGCTAGAGCTGCATACCTCGTAGTGAATGCACCTGCCGAATATTACAGCACTCTGTCGCTATCAGTTACCGGGCTGACACCTATGCACGAAATGATAGATGGCGATAATAAGGAGGATTTCGTAGGCGATGATGTGGCGGTGGATGAATATAAAACGTCCCCAAAATTCTTGCAGCCATGTGTGACCGTGAACTGGCTATTGTCAAGGATAGCGATGAAGTCGGGCGTATCTTTCGTGTGGCAGGATGATGAAGCAAAGAAGATGTTGAACAACCTAGTTGTGCCTATAATCAACAACAAGGCAGACGACAAGACAATCATCGGTAATCTGACCGCAGACGTTAAGAGCCGTGACGGACTGGGAGCACTCACCCTTTCCATAAGCAACTCCATAACTTCCGTATCGCCAAGCACTGGCGAAGACGTGCAGAAACTGACGATAACAAAGGATTGCGAACTGGCCTTTGATGTGCAAGTGCAATACTACGTCAGACATCAGTTTGAAGACGCAGCGGAGATTCAGTTGCCTATGGGCGTGAAAATGACCGTTACAACGCCAAGCACTACTGGAGGTGAGGCATCCACGCAGGAATACGAGTTCGGAGATTTGAAGTACGAGGATGGACAGGTTAAGTACCCAGTCGTACTACGCAGATATGCTATCGATGGCTATCTTTATTTGCTTTCGGCAGGGACAAACACTATATCGCTAAAGAAGGACGATGTATTGACGTTTGAGACTATCATGCACGGAATAAATACAGTCAACATTCCTTTCGTTTATGGCGGCAAAATCACTGCGAGCGTCAAGAGTGGGGACAGCGTTCCGATTGGTGGAAGTTTCCCTATCGGCATAAACCTGCCTGAAATCGAGGTAACAAACTTCATTAAGTTTCTGGCTTTGATAACTGGCTCGTTCCCTAGGCAACTGACCAACAGCACGCAAGTGCAGTTTATCATGTTTACCAGAGTTTGGGCAAACAAGGCGAACGCCTACGACTGGAGCGGAAAACTCATTCCGTATGACCGCCAAGGTGCACCACGGAAAAGCGAGTATTCCGTTTCAGACTTTATGCAACACAACCGCTACAAGTGGAAGGAAGACGAAGAGACAACCGGGGACTATGATGCAGACCTCGTAATCAGTAACCAGACTTTGGACTATGAGCAGGACACGTGGACGCTACCTTTTGCAGCCAGCGATGACAATCGCATACCGATAAGAACACTGGATTCTTTCGGCATGAAGAATGGTGGAGAGTATAAGGGATGCAAGGAGCGAATAATGACGCTTAGGGATGACAAGGAGCAGGCGGCACTGCGATTCGACATTGACCTTCAGAACATCTTCGATACGAAGTACAAGCAGCTTGCAGCAAGCATCGCCAAGGCGCACGTAATCACAGAGCGGCTCAATCTGTCGGACTTGGATATTCTGGATTTTGACGAGACGAAGCCAGTGTACCTTGCCCAGTATGGAGCGTATTTTGCGGTTCTCGAAATCAAGACAACAAACAGCGGATATTGCGAGGTTACAATGATAGAGTTGAACAACTAAAAAGAAAGAACTATGGTAAGTGAAGACAAACAGCAGATTCTTGACATCAAGGTCAAGTACGAGGATGCAATCTATGGCATCATCAGATACAAAGAGAAGATAGACCAGTTGAAGGCAAGCATCAAGGACTTGCAGCAGCAGGAAAAAGACAAGACCATCACGACCAACGAGATGAAGGTGCAGACGGAAGCCATCAACGCAACCATCAAGGAGTATCAGTACAACGTGCGCACCTTGCGGAAGGAGATCCAGAACAACGTGCGCACAGAGAACGAGCAGGAAGGCAGCTTGAAGCAGCTTCGTGCCCAGCTTTCCAATGCCACCAAGGCTTACGATGAGATGAGCCGTGCCGAGCGTGATAGTTCCAAGGGTCAGGAGATGCAGGAGCATATCCAAGACTTGATAGAGGAGCTGAAAGAGGCTGAGGAGGCTACTGGAAGATTCCAGCGCAGTGTCGGCAGCTATTACGATTCCATGATGAAGGCGGCTGACGACCTGCAGAACACCGAGTTTTTCGGTTTTGATGTTGTTGATGATACTGGAATCGGAAAGGTTATGGAAATGGGAAAGTCCGTGGAAGACCTAAAGGTAAAGTTTGGTGCGTTGAAAAATACGGCTCTTTCCTTATTGACCAACCCTTATTTCCTCGCCATGGCAGGTGTGGCTGGTGTCGGAATGGCATTCAAGTGGTGGTATGACTACAACAAGGGATTGATGGAAGCCACACGACTGACGAAGCAGTTCACCGGATTGACCGGAAACGAGATGAAATCCGTGCGCAACGAGGTTCTAGCGGTATCCAATACATTCGGTTTGGAATTCACGGAGACAATGCAGTCTGCTAATACAATGAGCAAGGCTTTCGGCATTTCCGTTTCTGAGAGTTTGAAGATTATGCAGGACGGACTGGTGAGCGGTGCAAACGCCAACGGTGAGTTCCTCGACACGATTAAAGAATACCCTAGATACTTCAAGGAAGCCGGACTGAATGCAGAAGAAATGGTGGCAATATCAACGCAAGCGACCAAGGAAGGCATCTTCAGCGACAAGGGTGTTGATACCATCAAGGAAGGAAACCTGCGACTTCGTGAAATGACAACTGCTACGGCTGCCGCACTTGACGGAATAGGTATTTCTTCCAAGCAAGTTCAGAAGGACTTGCAGGACGGAAGCAAGACCACATTCCAGGTTATGCAAGAGGTGGCTAATAAGTTGAAGGAACTCCCACAGTCAAGTGCTGCTGTAGGTAGCGCAATTGCTGACATCTTCGGTGGTCCTGGAGAGGATGCCGGACTTGCTTATATCGAGATGCTCGGTGACATCGAACTTGATATGGACAAAGTAAAGGCAAAGTCCGGTGATCTTGCCAAGGCACAAGAAGACGAGTTGAACGCAACCAAGGACTTGCAGGACGCAATGGCTTCTTTGTTCGATTACACTGGGGGTGGATTCGAGACCATGAAGGATCAGTTGAGCACGATTGCAAAGAAATCACTTACGGCAGTTATCAAGGGAACAGTGAAGGCGATCAACTACTTCATCGACTGGTACAACGAAAGCCTTCTTTTGCGTGGAGTTATTCAGACATTGGGGGCGGCTTTCCGTGGCGTTTGGTCGGTAGTCAAGGGCGTTGCAAACCTTATCATCGATGCAATGAAACAAGTCGGCAGAAGCCTAAAGGGTGCGCTCGATATATTGGAGGGTATCGTAACGTTCGACCTTTCCAAGGCACAGCAGGGATTCAAGGAGATATTCGACCTCTCAAAGTTCATCAAGGAAGGATGGAAGGATATCAAGCAGACTGGCGCAGACTTCGGACACGCATTCGCTGACGGATTCGAGAATACCGTGAACGGAAGATTACAGCACATAAAGCTAGCTAGCGTGAACGGTGGAGCGACCAGCAGCGAGCTAGTGAGCGGAAACAAGGGAACGACACCAGCAGCCAATGGCAGCACTGCCAAGACAAAGGCACAGAGAGCCAAGGCAGAAGCGGAAGCCAAGGCAGAAGCAGAGCGCAAAAAGAAGCAGGAAAAAGAATTGCAGGAAGCGATTGCGCTTATCCAGTACAAGTACAACGAGCAAGTAATGGACGCTAAGAAGCGATACCTTGCAGGCATGTACGACAACGAGCGAGACTACAGCAACGACCTCGAACAGCTGGAGAAGGATATGGTGGCAAGGAGCATTGACGCATACGTGGCGGCTGGAGAGATAGGAGCGGAAAAGGCGCAGGAAATGCAGGCAAAACTTCTCGACATCATGATAAAAGCAAAAGCGGACTTGAAGAACCAAGCGAAGGAGATTGTGGACGAACTCAACAAGGAGTTCGAGGAAGCGGAAAAGGCACGCAAGGATGCGGACATCATGAACGGTGGCACTGGAGAGGAAGACGATGCAGCCAAGCTGGAGAGATACAAGGCTTTCCTTCAGAGCAAGATGGACGCATACAAGGACTATGCAGCCGTGCAGAATCAGCTGCAGAAGGATTTGAGCGATGCTAACGTGGAAATACAAAAGAATGAGAATGATAAAAAGAAGCAGTTGACAGAAGAACAACTTCAAAACATGAAAAACTATATTTTGGCAGTTGGAGATGCTTTTGTCGATTTCTTTAATAGTGAAGATAAATCTTTTCATTCTTTTCTGAAATCTTTACTTAGCTCTTTGCTGGATGCCGTAGAGATAGCCATGGAGGCACAATACATTGAAATCCTAGGAAGAGGCTTAGTTAAACTCGGATGGGCAGGCGTGGCAGACGCAGCAGCGAAACTTGCATTGCTTAAGGCAGCGTTTGCAGCGGCAAAAGCACTCGTCAAGGGCTTTTCCACTGGTGGCTACGTCCAAGGCTCGGGCACTGGAACCAGCGACAGCATCCCGGCAAGGCTTTCCAATGGCGAGAGCGTAATGACCGCCAAGGCGACATCGATGTTCAGCCCTATATTATCCGCATTCAACCAGCTAGGCGGTGGCGTTCCTATCGTGGCAAACAACGGTGGCAGCAACATCGGCATGGATATGCTGGCGGCAGCTGTAGCTAGAGGGTATCAGATGGCTCCACAGCCAGTAGTGAGCGTGGAAGAGATAAACCGAACCCAGCGGAGAGTGCAGACGATAGAGAATATCGGCAGGTTCTAAGGGTTGCAGTTATTTCATCAAGATTTGCGTTCTGAGCGGTTTTCGCTTGAAGGTGGTAAAGTTACACACCCAAGGCAATAAAAGCCGCTTAGAGCGCAAAATTTTGGCTTGTTTAGAAAAATTAACTGCTTACGAGGTAAACATATAGAAAAATATCGTATCTTTGCAGCGTTTTAAAACTTAAAAAATCACGATTCAATGGCAAAACTCAGAATATACAACGACATCGACTGCCAAGACAACAAGTTCTGGTATCAATGGTGGGGAGGTGATTGCGTATGCTTTCAAGACATAGATGCTTTTGCGGCAAGCATACCGAAAGACGATGACACCATCGATATGCGCATCTTCTGTAATGGCGGCTCTGTGGTCGAAGGTTGGGCGATATACGACCGACTGCGACAGAGCGGAAAGAAGATTTCCTGCACCGTTGAGGGCAAGGCAGCATCCATGGCAACAATCATCATGCTCGCAGCACCAAAGGAGAGCCGCAAGGCATACGAGAACGCAGCCTTCCTCCTGCACAACCCATGGGTTCCTGGCTGGTGTCTGGGCGACCAGCTGAACGCAAAGGACTTGAAGAACCAGAGCGAGGAAATGCAGATGTGGCAGGATAAGATGGTGGACGCATACGTAGAGCGGTGCGAGTGCGACCGGGAAGAGATTCAAGCCTTGATGGATAAGGACATCTTCATCAGCACCAGCGAGGCTCTGCGCCTAGGTCTTATCAGCAGCACCGTTGCACCAATCAGCGCAAGCGCATCGAAACGCAATATCGAAAATTTTATTAATTCAAAACAACAAAATCCAAAAGCAATGGAGAAGAAAACAGAAGTAAAGGCTTCTCTCCTCGACAAGATTCTCGCCAAGTTGGGCGTGAAGACACTGGAGGAAGCAGAGCAGGCGGTGGCAGAGCCACAAGCCAAGGCAGAGCCAAAGGCGATGGAACTCAACACAGCAGACGGACAGACACTGACCGTTGAGCGTGAAGAGGGAGATCCACAAGTTGGCGACAAGGCAAGTCCGGACGGAACATTCGAGATGCCGGACGGTAAGACAATTGTTGTCGAGGACGGTGTAATTACCGACATTCAGACCGCAGGCAATGAAGGCAATGAAGGCAATGAAGGCGGTGAAGGCGGCAGCGCATCAAGCACCGATGACACCTTAGCCAAGTTGAAGCAGCAGGTAGCAGCACTCAAACAGCAGTTGAACGACACCAAGGCACAGCTGGCAGGCGCACAGAAACTCGCAAAGAGCAAGGAAGACATGCGCATCCTGAATGCCGTGAAGATGGCAGGCGGTGCTGAGAAGGTGTTGGCAGGCTACAGCAGCCACTACCAGCCAGCGCAGCGACAGCCAAGCGGCAAGGGCGCAGGCGACAACGTGAACGCTGTCGAGGAAGGCAAGAACGCCATCAAGGAGAGACTTGCCAAGCTCCACAAAAAGGGCAAGAAATAATCAAGTATTAACCCATTAAATAAAAAGAAAATAATGGCAGGATCTACAAAACAGCAGCTTGAGAACCTTAAACTCGAGCCAGAAAACCTCGCAAGCATCAAGGATGCCGTGCAGGAAACCTTCTACAACGATGAAGATTTCTCTTCATTCGTGAACATTCAGAAGGTCAAAGAGAAAGACCCTATCGCTCTTCTCGGAGAGATGGAAATGGTCGGTAAGAAGGGTGGCGGTTGCGACCCTACCTATGAGGAGAAGGGTATCGCAAATTCTCAGAAGCGTTGGGAACTCGGACAGTGGGAGATTCCTATTAAGATTTGCTACGAGGCATTGAAGGGAACCATCGCTGAGTATTCATTGAAGACTGGTACAGCCATTGGCGACCTCACCAGCACCGACTTCATGACAATCTATGCAGATGCACTCCAGCGAGCCATGGAGCAGATGATTTGGCGTTTCGGCTGGCTTGGCGACAAGGAAGCAGCACTGGCAAGTGAAGAAGGTGGCGGTGGCGGCAAGCTGACAGCAGGCTTAGATGTCAGTAATTTCAACGTCTGCGATGGTCTGTTCAAGCGCATCTTTACAGCCACAGCGACCAAACATACCGCCATCGCAGCCAACAGCGAGACCACGGCAGCATTGCAGATTTCTGCATTGCGCAAGAGTGGTGCGGCTACTACACTTGTAGACACCATTTTGATGGATGCAGACACACGTATCGTTGACGACAGCGATGCCGTATTGCTCATGACACGCTCGCTTGCTGACGCATTGACCTACGACCTCAAGAAGACCTACCACGACATTATGCCATGGGAGAAGTTGTTCGATGGCTTCGAAGTAGCGACCTACAACGGAGTGAAGATTGCACGTGTCGGCATCTGGGACAGAATGATTAAAGCATACGAGAAGGGCGCAACGACTGTCAACCTTCCACACCGTGCGGTATTCTGCAATCCGAAGCACCTTATGATTGGTGCAGATGCAGACAACCTCATCAGCGACCTCGACATCTGGTTCGACCAGAAGGAGCGCAGAAACTATCTCTACGCTACCGGAAAGATTGGCACGGCTCTCCTCGAAGAGGACATGATCCATGCAGCTTACTAATCGCTCCAAATTTTCAGTTTAGTATTAAGTTATTTTGACAATCCTCAACACCCACAAAACGGTGTTGGGGATATAACAATTAAAAACGAATTAATATGGCAACAACTTGCGAGAGCCTTATCGCTCAGGACATCATCATCCCTTGCGAAGACCAAGTAACAAAGGGACTGGAGGGCGATGGACTTATCATCAACCGAGACGACATCGACTTCACCAAGTCCGTTGTAGCGGGCAATATAATTAAAACATTAGTTTTGAAGACTGGCAAGAAAGCATACGCTATCCGGCAGGAAGGCAGCAAGCCATTCACTGGAACCAAGACCGAGCTGACCGTTGGCACGTACCGCAACAGCTGGAAGAACACCGTAGCAGTCGTGGTATTGGCTAACACACCTGACGTTTGCGCCAATATCATTGACGGACTGGCGAATGGAAAGTTCGTTATCATCCTTCGCAACCTCTCTAAGGGAGCGGAAGGAAAGGCAGAGTATCAGGTATTCGGATATGCGCAGGCACTGAAGGCAAGCGCAGGCGAGAACGACAAGTACTCAGACGATACCGAGGGCGGCTGGCTTATCACGCTGGAAGAGGAGAGCGTACCAAAGGCAGCTTACTTCTTCTTTGACACCGACAGCGAGACAACAGCAGCCAAGTATCAGAGCCTTCTGACGGAAGCAGCAGCGTAGCCTATGACATACAAGGAAGCAACAGCCAAGGTCGGGGAGTTGAAGGCACGTTTCGACAGTCCCTTTGATGCAACTGACAAGGCAGTTATAGAAACTCTATATTTCGAGGTAACACGCAAGCGTTTTGTTCCGACAACCTGCCAGCAGTGTTACCACGATGCTTTAATCGAAATTTATCTAAAACTCAAAAAAGAAAAGGCAATGCCAAAAACATGTAATTACGCTTTAAAGGCAGGTTTTATCATTTCCTGCCCGGATTTCTACCATGGTAAGATTTTCACTAATGAGAACCTGACCGACAAGGTAGCGCACGAATATCTGACGAAGTACCCACACATGGAAAGCTACTTTCAGAAGATACCCAGCGATGAACTCATCGAGAACAAGCAGCCGCCAGCAGGCAGCGACAGCGGTGCAGATGATACCACCGGGAAAGATCCTGCCGAAAAAGCAGCAGGCAGCGACAAGAAGAAAGACCTCGACCAAGCCGAAAAAGCAGGCAAGGAAGAAGAGTAAAACAACAAGTAAAACGACACAAGCAATATGAACGTTAAGACAGTTAAGAAGCCAAAGCGAAGAGTTGATATTGGCTACGTCAGCCGATTCAAGATGCAGGCATACGGATATGATAATCTTTATCCGCAGAACCTCGCACGCATCACGGAAGCCAGCGGTACGGCAATGCTGTGCCTTAACCGATATTCCCGATTTATTGAGGGCTACGGCTTCGATAGCGACATTCTAGCATCGTTGGCGATGAACCCGCAGGGGGACACGGCAGACGATTTGCTCCGGAACGTAGCGCAAGACCTCGCACGCTTTGGAGGCTTTGCCCTTCATGTAAACTACAACGTTCTAGGGCAGGTGTCGAGCGTGAGCCACGTACCCTTTGAAAATTGCCGCCTTGAAGAGACGGACGACAAGGGGAGCGTGGCGCACGTCTTGCTGCATCCCGACTGGGAGCAGAAAAAAACGAGGAACGGAAAGCGGTTGATGGTGAACGACAAGACTATTGAACGCATCAACATTTTCAATCCCGACCCCGACATCGTTCTTGAACAGATTGAGAACGCTGGCGGCATCGACAGCTACAAGGGGCAGGTTCTGTGGATGAGCCTAGACGGAAAGTTCATCTATCCGACAGCCAGCTACGATTCAGCCATCACGGAGATTTCGACCGATGAGGGACTGGGAAACGTGAAGATGCGAAACGTCCGCAACAACTTCCTCGTATCGTGTATGCTTGTAACAAAAAAAGGCGTTCCGAAGTTCGATGAGAATGGCGAAGAGGTGGAGAGCGGACAGATGATTTCCGATGAAGACCTTTTGCAGTTCCAAGGCGATGAGAACACAGCGAAGATTCTTGCGGTCGAGGTTGAGAACGAGGAAGACGAGCCGAAGGTTGTTGCTTTCCCAACGAAGAACTTCGACAAGGAGTTTTCCGTGACCGACAGCAGCGTTATCGAACGCATCTATGCCCAGTTTCACCAAGAACTCTTCTACTCCATCCGTATTGGCAAGCTGGGATTCAGCGGACAAGTTATGCAGGATGCTTACGAATACTATGCTGGCGAAGTGACAACCGAGCAGCGTTTCATCGAGCGAGCCTTCAAGAAGATTTTTAACAGCTGGCACGACCCAGCCATTCGGAACCTAGACCCCAAGCTACAGCCGCTAAAGTATATCAGCAGCGAGGTGGCAGGTAACAACACGATAGACTAATTGATTGAGCCTATGGGAGAACAAAGAAAACAACTTATCACGGTTGATCAGTTCCGAGAACTGGCACGACCGACCAGCACACACCTAGATGAGGATGATGTGAACGCATACATTCGGGAATGCGAAGATGCAAACATCATACCAGCCATCGGGTATGAGCGGTTCAAGGCAGCGACCGAGCAGGGAGAGTGGGGTGATTCAGTATTGCCCGATTTCCAGCCTGCGGTATTCCTGGACGGTGGCGAATACACCACCAAGAAGGAGGGCGATTGCAGCCAAGAAGAAACCAAGGTGCAGAAGTACACCAGCGGAATACGCAAAGCACTCGCTTATTTCACGTATGCGAGGCTTTTTCGTGCCGATGGCACAATTATAAGCCGAGCAGGTGGAATGCGCCACAGAGACGATTATTCAGACCATGTTCAAGACGTTTCGAGCAACAAGCAATACAACGACATCATGGACATGGCAGAAAGATATTTATCAGATGCACTCGAATATCTCAAGGCATTCACCTCGAAAGGAGAAGTGAAGGCACAGCGAGGAACAAGGGCACACATTCACGCAATAGGCAACTAAAAGCACATAAGACATGAACGAGGATATTCAAAAAATGCTCCGTATGGCAGAGCTGATACGAGATGCAACGCAGGTTGGAGAAAACACAGCGGTGCGTGTCGGCACGGAAATTTACGACATCGTTGTCGAGTTAAGCAGGATGCTTGCCATGATGGACGATAAACTGGAGAACGATGCGGTCGTTAGGATTATCAAGAGTGAACTCGCCAAGATAACAATAACGGAAGCGCAAATTGCGGATGGGGCGATAACGGCAGCGAAGCTTGCCGATGGCTCTGTAAAGAACAGACACCTAGCATCCAATTGTGTGACCTCAGATAAACTACAACCGGGAGCGGTCAAACACGACCATCTGACCGAGGACTGTATATCAACTGGAAACATCAGAGACGGCAGCGTGACAGCAAAAAAACTCGGCACGGACATCTACAAGGATATTTCAAACAGAGTGACCGACATCGTGACGAAGGACTTCCCTCCAGCAATCACGGAGGAACAGATAATAGATATTACTAGTAAATAACAATTTAAAACAATAGATTATGCAATTTTTAGACGCAATTGGACTTGCTTCCTTTTGGGAGAAGATTAAGAACTGGGTTAATATTAATTATTTATCATTAACTGGTGGTACAATTAGGGGAAGTGTGTCTTTTCTTAATGAGGCAGACGATGGTAAGTCTATAAGAATAGACCCATCCAATATTACTAATAGTAAGTATGGGGTTAATTATCTTTTTGCAAGTGGAAAAATGATTCCTATTGGTGAAGCTAATGGTGTTGCAGGACTTGATTCAAATGGCTGTGTTCCATTAGACCAATTAGGTAATCTTGATACTACAGTTGCAGAAGTAGTAACTGCTCTTCCTACAACTAATATTAAGAAGCATATTTATCTTATTAAAGATGCTAGTGGTGTTACACAGAATCAATATGAGGAATATATTTATACTGGTGATACCAGTGCAACTTATGATGCTTCAAAATGGGAGAAACTCGGAGACTTCCGTGCTACAGTAGACCTTGCAGATTATGCTAAGAAGAGTGAGGCAATGCATAGTATGGACGTTTATCATACCGCAACTGATATTCAGATATCACTTAAAGGTGTAAATGACTTTTCATTGGGTTTTATTGCCATAAATGCAGTTACAAGTCAGTCAGCTGGTGTTATGATACCATCAGATAAAACTAAGCTTAATGGAATTGCTTCTGGTGCAACTGCGGACAGCGCAATCCCAATATCGGTAATTGATGCATTAAATTAGAAAGGAGGTTTGTATGAATTTCTTAGATGAAAGTGGACTAAAGAAGCTTTGGGCGAAAATAAAAGCAAGTTTTAACACAGCTATTGTTAATGATTCTGATTATAGAAATGAACTAGACAACGAAGGACATATTAGTATTCCATTTGTTGCAAATCATCAGATTGTTAACATGGATTTGTCGTATAATATCAACGTATACGATTGGTTTCAAAAGGCATCGAAAGGAGACATCCTGGAGGTAGTCTTCGCAGGAGCGCAAGGAGGTAGCACTTTTTGCTATAACAATGGTGATAGCTACATGTATAAAATGCAAGTATCATCACATGGTCCACTTCTTAATAAGATTGCATATTTGGCAACGGCATGGGATACCTATGCACGCTTAATCAAGACAGATGAAAATAAACTTGTTGTTGCAGAGTTTGTTCAAAACAAATAAAATTGTATAAATAAAATAAATTATTATGAGAAATAAAACAGGTAGAGCAAAACCAGTAACTCCTAAAGCTGGAGTTACTAAAACCTCAAGAAGATATGCTTGTGGTGGTAAACTTGAACTCTAAGTCGCTGACTTTAGAAATTTAAAAGTAAGACAATATAAAGAAGAATAAGAAACAATTACATGAAGCACTGGCTGTGCTTCTTACTAAATTATCATCGGCAAGGGACAATCCCCTGCTGATGGATAACTACGCTGTAAAAGCCTTGCGCACGGTTCTTTTGGATTTTAAGGAATCGGGCGAGCTTCACGAAGCATACAAGGAACAGATACAATCCACGCTGGAGAGTGACAACCCCTGGGTAGCTATGATGATGAAGTCAATTGGCGCAGATCCTTCTATTAAGAAGAGCATGACCGATGAAGCCATTGATGGAATGATTGATTCTATGTTGGGCAACGATTAAAACATTTTATTATGAATGACAAGGAGAAAGAACTATGGCGAGTTATAGACAACGTAATTAAGTGTTGCGCCATCGAACTGCCGGACGGAGAATTAAGTATTACAAGAGAAGACGTTCTCGGCAAGTCGAGAGCAGAAAACCTCGTAATGACACGATGTATGGTCGTTGAGCAGATGATACACGCAGGATTCAGCATAACGACCATTGCGACCGTATTAAACCGCACCGTTCCAGCAGTGAGACATCTTTGCAGGATGGCTTACACTTATCTCAGCACGTCTCGAGTTTATCGACTTGCCACGGCACAAGCGACCCTTCTTAACAAGGACGTTGAGCCGATTTGTGTTTAATCAAAAAATAAAAAGAAAATAACCAAAAGCGTTCTTTGACAATAATTTGATAAATACCAGTGTACTAACTTTTTGGAGCGAGCCGAAAATCAGAGTAACTTTGCAGCGGATTCCAATATTTGGTTTCCGTAACGTAATTAACTCAAAATTTTATGGCAGACACAATCGAAAAAGTCTATTGCACTGGGGACGGTGGCAATGACAACCTAGCAGCAGCGTTGCTCGCTAGAGGTAGAGACAATGATCCAGCGACTATGCTGGCAGCAATGAACGGTGGTATGGGTGGAGGTTGGAACAACCCTTTCGCCTACATGATGATGCTTGGAATGTTCCGATTCATGTACGGTGATGGTTGGAACGGACAGAACGGAAACGTTCAGCGTTCCGAAATCCAGTCTCAGATAGACAGCCTTCGCACTCAGATGAGCGACAACCACAACAGCGACTTGTTGATGGGCGCAATTCAGGGCAACAACCAGGACTTGAAGACACTTGCAGCTAACTTGAACTGCGACTTCAACGCATTGCAGTCTTCTGTTTGCGGCATTCAGGCAGGCATCCAGCAGATAAGCGGACAAGTTGGTTATTCGGCAGAGCGAGTAATCAATGCCATCTCGCAGGGTAACTTGCAGATGACCATTGCACTGAAGGACTGCTGCTGCCAGACACAGCAGAACATCATCAAGATGGGCTACGACAACCAGCTGGGGCAGAAAAACATCGAGAACTCAATGCAGCGAGGGTTCGATTTCAACAACCGCAGCATAGAGCGAGGCTTCTCTGCACTAGGCTATCAGATGCAGCAGGACAAGTGCGACATCATCCGCTCGAACCAAGACAACACCCAGCGAGTTATCGATGTGCTGAACAATCACTGGCAGCAGGATTTGCAGCAGCGGTACAACGATGCACGCCTGGAGTTGAGCCAGCAGCGACAGAACGCTGAACTTATTGCAGCGTTGAAGACCACCACAACCACCACTGGAGCGTAGGAGGTCTGAACAAAATCTATCAAGGGGCAACTCGCTGTTCTATCAGTGAGACCCCTTTTTGTCTATTTATCGAATTATCTAAAAAGAGCGCATTATGGAATTCAAAAATATTCAGAGAAATCACCCGGTCTATCTGCTAGACAAGCAGACGGTGGAAGTTAAGGAAGGCAAGGTCGTAGACAACCAGCCGCACATCAACACTGGCATCGCAACCATTTCCAGCAGCGGACAGCCCATGCGAGACGTAACAATCGAGGTGGAGGGAAAGCAGACAATCTACACTATCCCCGAACACCTGGGAGTAACCTTTGCAGGCGAAACCGTACTGGCAACCGACAAGGCAGACCTTTTGCCCGAAGTCGGGAAATTGGTAAATGAAGCCGATGAGATAATCAAGGCATACGAGCCAAGCAAGGAGCGGAAAGCGAAGGGCGAAGAACTTCTTGCAGCTTTGAACCCGGCAATCAAGGAGAAGCAGGAAACCGAAAAGCGTTTCAAGGCACTTGAGGGCGATATAAGCGGCATTCGTGGCATGGTTAAACAGTTACTCGACAAACTAGGATAGGAGGGCGCACAATGAAGAAAATTATCGTTTTGCGCCATTCCTGCGATAGCGAGGAAGAGCGACACCAGCACCAAGAGAGCGACATCATCCACAGCTTACCATACGAGAAGGCAGCAAAGGCACTCATGGGAGCCAGTGGGTACGCGGCATACGTTGCCAAGCACGGCTACCACTTCACGAAACAGCTAGCAATCAAGGCAAGCGAGCAGATGAAGAACGTAGACGGAACGAGCCACCGTTGGACGGTAGACGAAATCCGGCTGGCGACAAACAACGAGATAATCTCAAAGGGCACGACCCTCGGGGATATTCTCTATTTGGCAAATATGGCTTATGCGGACTTCTACCCGAAGGTAATCAAGACCGAGAGCGACTGCGTACAGTATGCTATTGCCGTAGCCAGTGATCCGGACGGATACGAGGGTATGGCATTCTGCAGGTGGACGGCAGACATCATCGGGAAGGGCGTGACCATCGACTGGGAGAAATTGGAATAACCAAAAAAAATAAATTGATATGAGCGAAGTATTTCACGATTTTCAGGTGCACCACCTTTATTTGTGCGCCCTAGTAATTTTTATCTGTTTCGCCACAATATTGATAGCGATGACAATTGACCTGATAGCAGGCATACAGAAGGCGAAGGAACTGCATGTTGCAAGAACTTCAACCGGATTGAAGAAGACGTGCGACAAGGCGAAGAAGTATTTCCCGACATTCGGTATCGCTTCGCTTATGGACGTGTCTACGTGTATTATCTCTCCATTCCCTCTGTTCGCCATCGCCTGGACGGTGTATCTGCTTCTGTGCGAGTTCAAGAGTATCCGGGAAAAAGCATACGAGAAGGCTGAGATACGCAAGCAAGACCGCACTATGCAGGTGATCCTCGAAAATAAGGATGAAATTGCAAAGGCGGTTGTCGAGATAATGAAGGAAGAACGGAAGAAAGGAGGAGACAATGAGGATAACTAGAACGCAACTAATAAAGGTGATGCCGAATGCAGGCAGCAGGGCAGACACCTACCTTCCAATCATCAACGGATGGGCAGAGCATTTCCACATCAATACTCCTTTGCGTATGGCGCACTATCTCGCACAGATTGCCCACGAAAGCGGAGAGTTGAGATACACAAAAGAACTGGCAAGCGGCAGAGCCTACGAGGGCAGGAAAGACCTCGGTAACACCCAGCAGGGCGATGGCGTGAAGTATAAGGGTAGGGGATTGATACAGATTACCGGGCGAGCCAACTATCGGAAGTATGCCAATTATTGCGGCTTCGATGTTGTGGGAAGTCCCGAACTTCTGGAGCGTTCTCTGGGAGCGACAAAATCCTCGATGTGGGTATTCGACACCTTCGGCTGCAATGAACTGGCAGACAAAGACGACTTGAAGGCTATCCGCAGGAAGATAAACGGAGGGTACAATGGACTGGCAGCCTGCGAGAAGTATTTGAAGCGAGCCAAGGAAGCCCTGGAAATCAAGGTGCTTGCACAATAAACACATCAATCAAACATTTCAAAGTATGGAAAATTCAAGAAAAGGGCGAAATTTGCGTTCTGTGGCGTTATTTCTCGCCATGCTTATAATTACCCCACTTTTGATTTTGGGCTGTTCCTGCGCAAAAACAGCGCAAAATAACACGGTTTATCACGACAGCACACACACCAGTGTAAGACGTGACAGCGTGAACCAGCGACAGATCCACTGGCAGGACACCCAGCAGCACGACAGCATATACAAGCATGACAGCGTGCTGGTGTACATCAAGGGCGATACCATCATAAAGGAGCGGTGGCATAATCTTACGACTACCAGATGGAAGACGACAACCAAGACGGACACCATCGTGGGCGACATTTACAAATTCGTGACCGACACCGTAAAGGTAAGGTATTACGTGACCCGATACAAGACCAAGGAGGCAGAGAAGCCAGCGAGTACATGGCAT